ACCTTGATGAATAATGTTATCAGGTACACCTTTTGCTGCAAGCTCGTCTGCTTGTTTAACAGCATTGGTATTCCAAGTCTTTGCACCCTTGCCCTTGACAATATACGCGTTCATGTCAGGCATTAAGTCATTTGTGCCTAGAATCGACACGCTAGGCTTACCTCTGCTCTTCTGACGCTCAAGAAAGTCGCCAAACTCATTAGCTAATTGCTGAGCTGTTACACCAAATGTAGGATTGCCTGCAGCGTCCATACGCTTTGGGCCTGTTTGCGCATTAATAAAGTCAGCAGGTATGTCTGCTATCTCTTTACCTGTAGCTAAAGCTTGAGCTTTAAGAACTTGTGCATCTGTAACACGAGGCCTAAAAGCACCTACAGACCCAATGTAAGGAGGTAAACCCTTAGTCGCTTCGCTCAAATCCTCAAGCATTTGGTTCGTGTACGGGTTCGTAGACTGATACTGTATAGCAGCAGCTTTAGCTTGCGCCTCGTCATATGCCGACCTAGGCGAACCTGGCGGCACATAGCCGTAAGCAGCTGCAGCAAACGGACTTGTTGCGATTGACATAGGCACCTCTGCTAGAGGCTGAACGGCTTTAACTGCAGGTATCTGACCAACAATGTTCTTTAGATTTGTAAGACCGAGCTTTTTCTCATAGTCTTTTAAAAGATTTGAAGCATTTCCTAAGAAATTAGACCCTGCTTCGCCGATCGACATCTGCGGCCTTGTACTTTTTTGCTGTAGCTCATATCTCATCGCATCTACGTCAGGCCTCGTAGGTATATCCGGCGTACCGTCGTTACCAATGATGTTGCCAAGTTGGTCGTAAACTAGGGCCATGTTTATCTAAGCGTTGAGCAATAAAGAAATCATAACATGGTTTTCACATTGCGTAAGGATTTTCATGCTTGCCGCTTCCTGTATCGTACTCATCGACGTACATATCTGAGTTATCTGGTATGTAGTCTAGTGTGATAATGCCTGCATCTCTAAGATATCGAAGCGCTTGTGACAAAGCGTCCACATAATCATCATGCCGAGCTAGCGGAAAGCTGCAGATCTCACTGATAAACGGCTGTATCCAAGTTCTAGGCTGTCCCTCATGCTCGCTTGACTCAGGTAGGTACATCAACCCTTTTTCTATCATCGGAGCCACAATATTCAGCCTCGTTGTCTTGTCAGCATGGCCTGGGTTGTACCCTCGTACCGGAATTCTTGTCTGCTGAAGGTCTTGAATAAGGGCTATACCTGATGACTTATTCTCGATCAACACTAGGTCCACTTTCTTACCTTTTCCAAACTCGTCTGGGTCGCCGTATATCGACTCAAACTCATCTTTCAATTTCGCTCTAAGATCAGGGTACAGAAGGCGGTCCGACCAGCAGTCGATGAGCATTACTCTATTTCCGTGGTCTTCTGATGGGCGAAACACACCGAGCACCACACACGCAGTTGGATCGTTAAGCGTCTTATCACTTGTAGCTACGTCATAAGATTGCAGCACATACGAAAAGTCAGGGAACGGCTTCTCTGAGTCATAAAGCTTGAACCAGTCACGCTTCACCAACCCACTGTTCTCGGGGTCTAGGATCTTTGCGTGAATCTCTTGCTCGCCAAGCTCTGTACCCTCGTATGCAAGGATCGCATTCTTAAAAGACGGGGCTAAGTTTGCCATGTTGGCATAAGTCGATGCTGTAGTAACGATCACCTCTCCGTCGCCATGCCTGTCGTTCAACTCTATGACTCTAGGTACTGGCTTTGGAGTCGTGGTAATAATCGTTAAAGGCTTCTGGCCGAGCCGTAAACCAAATTGCAGCATGTCCCAACACTCATCAAGATAATCATACGCTGCCAGCTCGTCCAACCAAGCATAGTGAAACTGCGGCCCTCTGAACCGCGACGGCTCTGATGCTGCAATTCCCTTGATGATACTCCCATTCTTAAGAGTCAGCTCATGCAGCGATATGCCATAGTTCTCAATAATCTCAGGCGGGCACACGGACAATATTCCACTGTCACCCGCAAAGATCACATCTCGTATATCGCCGGATGTCGGCCCTACAACTACTGTCCTTGTCTTAGGGTTGGACCATGCTTGGTACCAGATATGCTCGGCGGCGAGTCGTGTCTTGCCGGCTCCACGCCCTGCTAGCAGCATCCAAATGGACCAATCATCAGTATGCGGCGGTATCTGGTGGGGTAGTGCCAAAGTCAGCCATTTTAACCGCGCCTTAAACGCGGCTCGCCATTCAGGCCCCATGGCTGATAACTCTTTATCGTGCTTTGTGATTTTATCGGCTATGAGCTGTATCTGCTCGTCGGTAAGCGGCATTCTATACTTTCTTCAAAGTCATAGCTGCATTATAGCACAGCTGCAGAGAGCTGCAGACAGAAATGTTTATTTCATGCTTTGAGCACAAAGTGTTTACTTTTAATTTGTAAGTACTGTGGACTCAGAAGCTGACATAGCGCGCCCCCGTCAGCGATCTCGAGGTCCTATGTGTTCTGAGAGCAAAAAGCCCGAGATCTAAATCCCGGGCTCCATGTACTCGAATCCTGGGCTTATGGGCCCAGGATCTTAATTGCGATTAGCTACATGTGTGAATGTAGAGGTGATCTTGGTTGACATCGATATCGAAACTTTCACCAGTTTCTGGAAGATTCTTAAGTTCGATTAAAATATCTTTTTTCTCGATATTAACAATAAGATTAGTTCCTGAAATTTTTGCTTTTAATTTCATAGGAATTCTTTCGATTAATTTAATTAAAGATCCATTTTGCATAATATATTTCCCTTACGTTTAGAATTAAGAATTTAAAAAATATAGGATTTTTAGCCTATGAGTTAATTATATATAGTTCTAAGAAAAATAACATATATTTCATTTCACATTATGACAAATCGCAATTATTTTCGCATTTCATGATGTGAAATAGCTTAAAATATCTATGTACATTTTTCAAGTTTTGTGATATTACGCGCAAGTTTCACATTATGAAAGTGACTTTCACATTATGACATTTCACATTATGAAAGTAGACTTCACATAGTGAAAGTTTCACGTTATGAAAGTGACTTTCACATTATGAAACCTCGTTTCACGTCATGAAAAATTTCACGATATGAAATGAGATCTCAAATTCACTAAAATCTTAGTTTTGCAAGAATCTCAGCACTTCTCTGTAAAAGCTAGAGCCCGACTAAAAGCCCGTTATCTGGAAGCCTGAATGCTAGCTAGCACCTCACTAAGAATCTCCTGCCCGAGTGTGTGAGTACTTTGCACTTGGATCGGATTCTCACCTCCGCTTAGCTCTACTTTGTTTCGTTCTGAGTACTTGGCAGGAAACCGGGCCGCCATGATCTTGTTATATACCGCCCCGTTGAGTCTTTGGCCCCCAGGAGTTTCCAGAACATTGCGTATGCCTAGATCTTCCCAGTAAGCCAGTTCTAGGCTCTTAGCCGTACGTAAGGCCATCTTAAACTCTTCATGCTTCTCAGCCCAGCAGTCGAGCGTGTTCCAAGCGACTCCGAAATCACGAGCTATCTGCTCTTTACTCATCCCTTGTGCGCCTAACTCAACAACAAGCTCATCGTATTTAGGGTCGTATTTCGTTGGTCGACCGATCTTCTTATCACTCATGCGTTTCTCCTTTGCTATAGCTGGAATTGTACCATACAGCTCAATCTCGTACATTTGGTGTCGGTAACAAAATCGGTAACAAGTAACAAAAAAAACAACCTCCCTGTTTCTTTATACAGTAATATATATATATATAAAATAAAATAATAATAGTTACTTTGTTACCCTGTTACCGAGTACAGACAGCTTAGCTCTCAACAGTAACGTTCTTTAAACTATAACTCAAAGTAACGAAAAAAACGTTACTTTGAGTTACACGCTTTATAACAATCGCGAAAAGTATCGCAGAAATCTTTCAAATTTAGTTACTTTGAGCCTGAATTTTGTTACCGACATCAATCTCAGCTATCACATGATGGTGTCAACTTTCACAATGTGAAATTTCATGATGTGAAAGAGTTAAAAATATTTGTTTACTTTTTAAGTAAAGCCCATTAAAATGGTACTATGAACTGGTAATAAAATATTTAGTTCATGATTTATTTCTTAATTCTAAATAGGAGTGTAACATGTCAAAAACCAAAATTCAACTTATCGAAGAAATTCGCGAGAATGTATTCGAAAACTGCCAGTACGATGAAGAAGCTATCACAGATTCTTTAGTGCTTTGTGCATATGGCGATCTCGATGCTATGTCACTAGAAAAAGTCCAGTTAATTTACAACTTCGAGTTTGGCATCGATGATGTAGAACTTGTAGCTAACCCTAAGATCGTTTACGTATTAACCGATGATCTCAGTCATATGTCAATACATGCCACACTCGAGAGTGCGAATAAAGCAGTAATCGACTCTAACCTTGACACATCTTGGATTACAGAAATGGAGATACAATCATGAAATTAGTATACGAAAACAACCCCGATGTAGAAGTCACCGTCGGCGACATAGTTAGCACGTTCAGAGACGAACAGGTAATAATCAAGTACGTTACCAAGCCTCACAAACCCTCGTCTACAGGCAGAGTTGGCGTCCAGTTCGTAACCGATCACCCAGGTAATACGCAAGAGTATTTTCCAGGTGTTATCAACGCAAAGTGGATAGAACGCGAGGATCAGCCATGGAACAACTAGACGACCAACACGTGCTGCGCTATAATATGCAAGTAATCCCGATGTTAAGAATCGTCTACGTTGTTACAGACGATCTCGATCACCTCACTGTACACACTACACTTGCAGGTGCAGAAAAAATGCAATCAGAACTTAACAACGAGTGGTCAACAATCACAGAAATGGAGCTAATGTTATGAGCAATATAGAAAACCTATCAGATGCGGTCTACTGGATCGCACACGCGAATGCAACCAGAATGGAGATCACCGGCGGTGGTTTTCATTCCTCACTCGGCAAGTTGTTCTTCAAAGCCGATATGCAGAGTGCAGCCAAGCTAGTAAACGCGTTTCCAGAGCAATTCCTTCGAGTTGCAAAACCCACCACTTTCTACGAAAACGTGGATTTAGTTACCGTTCTTAAAAGAGGAGATTAGTATGAAAATCGTAGAAACTAAGAAAGTACCGCACACTGGCAGCCCTTGGCGCTACAAGAAATCAAGGTTGTTCGTGTGGATCAAGAACGAAAAGATCATAGACAACCTTGTCAATCGACGCTCACGCCCGGTTGACAAGTACAGGAGCCTCTTGCCCGATATATTCGCGGCTTTAGAGCTCGAGCCACGTAAAGTTAAGTGGTCACAGTACGCAGGTTGCACTTGCCCTTGTAGCCCTGGGTTTATCATGGATCATTCGCAAGGTAGAGATTACCACGTTACGATCGATGGGAGCGCAGAATGAACCAAGAAGATATTAATTCAATCAAAGGCGGTAGTTTTCCGTATCGTTGCGAATACGATCCGCGCGGCAAAAGATCAAGTCCTCATTGGAAAGTCTACCAACGTATGCTTAATTTACATAGAATCGACTCGATTACACCTGCCGATGAGATGTTAAATCTTGTGTGCGAGTTTACAAGCAAAAAAGAAGCCAAAGAATTCTTCGATCTTTATTTAGCTCCGTTAATCGAGAAAGCAATTCATCATAAGTTCGAGCATACAGAAGAATATCAGCGAATTTATAAGATTTTTCCCATGACTATAAACAATCGGCTTATACGAGCTAAGATATTATTCGGCTTTCCTGAATATCTAAATCGTAATCATGAACTAGCAACTCAAGAATACAACAACTTTTGCAACCAACTTAACATGGAGATTTAAGCAATGTCAACAGAAACCAGAATCAACGGCTTCGAGGTAGCGTTCTACGATTACGAAGAATCGAACAACGTTACTGTTATCAAAGGCGAATACAGCGGCAGTCTAGCTTTACTTCAGCATCT